TCCTTGACCCGATGGCGGGGGTAGGTGGAATTACGAAACTCCACGACTTAGGTTACACCGGATTGATTTATTGCAACGAATTGGAGCCAGAATGGGCTGAGCAGATTGAAGGTGCTTACAAAGTAACTACTTGTGACGCTAGAAATCTACCTTACCCTGATAACTTCTTCGATGCGATTTGCACCTCTCCCGTTTATGGTAATCGAATGAGCGACCATCATAACGCGAGGGATGGTAGTCGGCGCATAACATACCGCCATCAACTCGGTCGCAAACTCACGGAAGGAAATACTGGCATGTTGCAATGGGGAGAAAAATACAAACAGGCTCATATTGAAATTTGGACTGAATGTTATAGGGTGCTATGTCCTAAAGGTTTATTTGTTGTGAATGTGTCTGACCATATTAGGGGTGGTAAAATCATGCCTGTTACGGATTGGCATGTCGAAGTATTGGAGGGTTTGGGATTGGAACTAATGAAGCACATCAAAGTTCCCACTCCTCGTATGCGCTACGGCGCGAACCGCAACCTACGGGTGGAATATGAGAGTGTTTTGGTATTCCAAAAAATATAAAAAGGGGTTGCCCCCCCATTCTCCTGAAAAAAAGCAACCCCGCCCTGGTACGCATTAATTAGAGAACTAATTAAGAGGCGTGGCGAGGTCTAACTCATATCTTATTATGTGTTCGGATTGGCGAGAAAGTCAATACCTTTTTGGTTTTTGTCGCATATGCAGATTCTCAAAAAAGTTTACATTAGGGGTTGACATTTACACGAACTAGCGTATAATAAGAATCAGAAAAGGAGGTAACGACATGAAAACAGTGGTAGGTTACGTTAGGGTAAGCACGAACGGTCAAGCGCAGGAGGATAAGTATGGTATTGACGCTCAAAAGCGGGACATTCTCGATTACTGCGCTAGAAACAATTTGGCTTTGACGAAGTGGTATGTGGATGGTGGCGTGAGTGGTGTGGAGGAAGAGCGTCCAGAGCTTGACAAGATTCTCTTTGACGACGAAGAGGTGGGTAATCCCCCCATTCAAGCGGTGGTGGTGGCGAAGTCTGATAGGCTCGCTCGGGATATGAACTTGTATTACTATTACAAGTTCGTCCTAAAGAAGAAGAACATTGAATTGATTAGCGTGTCGGAAGATTTCGGTTCAATGGGTGCGTTCGCGGGCGTGATGGAATCGTTGACGCTTTTCATTGCGGAACAGGAGAGAATCAACATCGCTAAACGTACAAGTTCTGGCAGGAAGGTCAAGGCTCGGGCTGGAGGCTATGCGGGCGGTCGTGCGCCGTATGGGTACAGAGTGGAAGATGGTCAACTCGTCTTGGACGAGGGAGAAGCTGAGATTGTCCGAATCGTGTTCGAGAAGCGAGAAAAAGGCGCGACGCTACAAGACATAGCCGATTGGCTCAATGATCACGGTTATCTATCCCGCTCGGGTAAGAGGTTCTACCCATCACAAATTCGGTCGATATTGAGTAACAGAAAGACGTATGAGGGTTACTATTCCTATAGTGACATAGGTTGGGTCAAAGGGATTCACGAACCTATTTTGGAGGTAGAAGGTTGACCAACGAAGAGATCGTTGAGAAGTTAAAGCAGACGGATTTGACGAAGTACCAAAATCTTTCTGACTTGTTCGATATGGCTCGGCACATGGAGGATTACGATCTTAACGGTGAAGTATGGCGGTTGGCGGCGAAAGTAGCGAGGGAGAAAGGGGACTTAGAGTTTTACGATCTGTACAAGCGTTCCCTCTTATTCGCCGCCCCGCACAGGTTCGATGAGTATATGTTGTACTTGGAGTTTAATCGAGACCCTGATAAGAAGTTTTATGTGCCTAGACGTTCTGTTTTGAAACCAGTGGTAGACGCTTAACAGGACTTGGAGGACGACAAGTTAGATTTAGTCACTATATCCATGCCCCCAGGTGTTGGGAAAACCACTCTTGCTATTTTTTATTTAACGTGGATCATGGGTAGGGAGCCGATGAAGCCGTCTTTGGCTTCAGGTCATTCTAGCATATTGACGACTAACATATATGATGGTGTGACAACCATTCTTGACGACCCTGTGGAGTATTTGTGGCATGATGTGTTTCCAGGTGTGCAGGTGGTGGATCGGAGTGCTAAATATACAACTGTGGATCTGGAGAAGGCTAAAAGGTTCCCCACTCTAACTTGTCGGTCAATTGATGGTTCGCTCACAGGTGCTACTCGTTGCGAAAAACTGCTCTATTCGGACGACTTAGTTTCTGGCATTGAGGAAGCTCTCTCCAAAGAGAGACTGGACAAGCTGTGGGAGAAATACACGAACGATCTTAAATCGAGAAAGAAGCTCGGTTGCAAAGAACTCCATATTGCTACACGTTGGTCTGTTCACGATCCGATTGGGCGTTTGGAGAGAATGTATGGGGATGATCCGAGAGCAAGGTTCATTGTTCTTCCCGCTCTAAATGAGCAACGTGAGAGTAATTTCGATTATTCTCATGGGGTGGGTTTTGATACTAAATATTTCTTAGATATGGAAGCTACGCTGGATGAGGTGTCGTGGAGAGCGCTCTTCATGAACGAACCGATTGAACGTGAGGGCTTGCTTTATAAGGAGGACGAGTTGAGGCGGTATTATGAGTTGCCTTCGGAGGAGCCTGATGCTATAATAGGTGTTTGCGATACCGCCGAGGGTGGAGGCGACTATACGTTCCTCCCCGTGGCTTATGTTTATGGGAACGACTACTACATCGAGGATTGCGTGTGCGATAATGGGCTTCCGGAAGTCACGGACGTTCTTTGCGCTGAAGTACTCTTGAAACATAACGTTAAACAATGCCAATTCGAGAGTAACAGCGCAGGGGGTAGGACTGCTGATAAGGTGCAAGAGTTGGTTAAGTTGAAAGGCGGCATAACTCATATTACTAAGAAGCGCAGTACTGCTAATAAGCTCACGAAGATTATTGTCAATTCGGACTTTGTGAAGAAGCGGTTTTTGTTCAAAGACGGTAGTAAGTATAGTGCAAATTCTCCTTATGGTAGAATGATGCACATGATGTGCTCATTCACAGTGACGGGGAAAAATAAGAACGACGACGTTCCGGACGGACTTGCTCAATTAGCGGAATATATTCAATCGCTCGAAGGGGTTAGAGTGGAAGTTTTCAAAAGACCGTTTTAAATGTTGACAGATAATACAAGTATATGGTATGATAATACATGGAAGATTAGTTAGGGCATAAATGCTCACGATTGTGGAGTATTTGTGTCCTTTTTTATTCGGCAAATGAGGAGGTGATGGCTCTGCGGAGAATGGTAGGGCGTTCGGTTATTTATACGAATGAGTCTAATATTACAAGAGACAACGTGCTTCAGGTGTTAGAAGAAGCCTTGAGGACGCATTTCACCAATCGCGTCGAAATAGATTATCTTTATAATTATTACAAAGGGAATCAACCTATCTTGAATCGTGTTAAGCAAGTGCGTGAGGAGATCAATAACAAGATCGTGGAGAATCACGCTATGGAAATCGTGGACTTCAAGAAGGGGTATGTCTTTGGTGAACCTGTGCAGTACGTCCGTAGAGGTGAAGATCCGGGTGTGGCGGACAAGATTGGTAAGTTGAACGAGTTCATGTTCGCAGAGGATAAGGCGAGTAAAGACCAAGAATTAGCGGAGTGGTTCTACATTTGTGGGACAGGTTATCGGATGATTTTGCCCGACGAGGACGCTGATCCTGAAGCTGATCGGGACGATAGCCCTTTTGAGATCGATATACTCGATCCGAGAAATACATTCGTGGTGTATCATAATGGGTTTGGTAGAAAGCCAGTAATGGGAGTTACATATACGCGCAAGGATACGGGGGAGACGGTCTATAGTGTCTACACAAGGGAGATGTTCTATCGGATTGTGGACGCGACCCGTATTGTGGAGGAAAGACCCCACTCGTTAGGGGACATTCCCATCATTGAGTATCCTGCGAATAACGCCAGAATGGGATCGTTTGAGGCGGTGCTCCCACTCTTAGACGCTTTGAACACCGTCATTTCTAATAGGATTGACGGTATCGAACAGTTCGTGCAGTCGTTTATTAAATTCGTCAACTGTGACATTGATGAGGAGACGTTCAAAGCTTTTAAAGAGATGGGTGCGATCAAAGTCAAGAGTGGCAGTGGTGAAAAGGCTGACGTTGACATTATTAGTCAAGAACTAAATCAGACTCAAACGCAGGTGACAAAGGACGATTTATACCAGACGGTTCTTATTATCTGTGGTATGCCTGACAGGAAGGGTTCGGGTAGGAATATTGGCGATACGGGTAAGGCGGTAGAGCTAAGAGACGGTTGGGCCGCTGCAGAATCTAGGGCGAAGGAATCGGAACTTATTTTCAAACGAGCGGAGAAGAAGTTCTTAAAGTTGGCTCTAAGAATCCTTCGGGACATTGGCGGGATTGACCTAAAGTTAAACGACATTGACATTAAGTTCACTCGCAATAAGACAGATAATCTTCTTGTTAAGACACAGGGGTTACAGAACATGCTCGAAGCGGGGATTCACCCTCTTATCGCTATTACGCACAGTGGGCTGTTTAGCGATCCAGAACAGACGTATCTCGATTCCGTGGAGTACTTGGAGAAATGGAAACGGGAGAAGGTTACAGAGGTTCCAGTGAACAATAAGCCCGATCCGAAGGATGGTGATGGTGAGTGAATTACACACCGAATTTGAATTTGAAAAAGCCTGCTAAGACTGACCCTGTGTTGATTGATGATTTGAACGATAACATGGACATTTTAGACCAAGAGGTTCAGGACATTCGGGAGATTCTTGACAACTTATTTGTGGAGGAGGGGGAGTTATTGGATGAGTGAACGTACGTTACAACAAGAGATTGAAGCGCGGAGGCCCGCGACCGAGGGCACGTTGCAACAAATAGCTTCGGTTTATGTTGATTCAGTCGCTATT